ATGTTCTAGTACCATTAAGTCACGCTTGAGCGGACTGAATCGTATCTATACTCGTCGCGTGTGCCACGACCTTCTGATGTATTTTTCATACGAGCTATCGCCTCCTTGAATCGACCTTCAAATAGGGCGACGACTTCTGGAGGTTCTTTGAGAAAGATTGCTCCTTCCACTAAAGCTCCGTACAACAACGCATCTGGATAATCCGAAGATAAGGTTGTTGTACCACTGTCACTACCACTGGTTAAAGATCCTGGTTTATTTAAGTAATGTAATTCGATTGT